CCTGATCCTAAAGATACCGAGGTTTTTTCAAATACACTTATTTTTTCTTCTAGTATTTCTAGCATGTCAGCATATTCAGTTTGATTACCGGGAATTCTACTAAACTGGTTTAAATCATAAAAGTATTGTTCAAGTATATCTAACTGTACTTGATTTGCAATAGTATTAAATTCCTGAGGCGTTATATATCCTCGCTGTTCTTTATTAGTTATAGCTAATACCCTTTGGTATACTGTGTTTACGTTTACTGCCATTATATTTTTGTTATAGGTTAAAGGCCCACAAAAAGCAGGCCTTACCTACATTTTGTTTACTTTAGTTTCTTTTCAATAGTTTGATATACTTCTATACCTTCGTCGGTTTTAAAGTATTGTGCTAAAGCAGAATATGGATTTTCATCAAATGGAACTGTCATAAGTTTTCTATCATTTGTACCCCATATAAATGTTCTTTGGTCATTTGATAGTTTAATAATACCCATTTCAACAGCTTTAATTCCAACATTTCTAATATTTATGCTTTCATCATTCGCTAATTCTAAGAACAAGTAAGGATTTTGCCTAGCAAATAGTAAGCCATCTCTTTTAAGCTCCTTAGAACTCATGGTAGATACCTTATTTCCATACTCTGACCTTAATATAGCCTCCATTCTGTCAACATCTAGTGTTTGTGCTGTATTTAATGCCTCTATTTCAATTGCAAGATATTCCATATCATTTTCAGCAATTTTTACAGGATTATATTCTGCAAATTTAGTCCCATTCCAAGGATGTAAATCTAAAAATTGTTGTAATGTTTGCTTTTCTTTAGGGACATATAATTGTCCATCTCTAAATAAAATATGACTTAATCTTTCTGGCCCTTTCATTTCATCAACAAATATTGTTTTTTGGTTTTCACAATATTTCATTTCTCTTTCATAGCCAACCTTTTCATCAAACCAAAAAAGACCTCTACTTTTTAATACATATACAATAGGTGTATTATTTAAAGTTAAATTATACACTTTGTCTCTGTATTCTTTTTTAACCTCTACAGGTTTTTTAACCTCTACAGGTTTTTTAACAACCTTTTCAACAGGTTGTACTTGTTTTGTTTTTTCCATAATATAATATAATTAAATAGTTTAAAAAAATAATAATTACCCCCGTACAAAATACGAGGGTAAAAATTACAATAGTTATTAAGAGTCAAATCTGATAAAGTTGTTAGCAGCTTGCGTTACTAAACATCTTTCAGAAAGATAGTGAATTTCCATTTTGTCAATACCTGATGAGTTAGCTCCGCCAACTGATCCAGTAACCCAAGATTTCATTCTTCTATCATCCATTTCAGAAGCTCTATATCTTACGTGTAAGAAAGGTCTTCTAACGTTTTTACCTAATTGTTGGTCATAAACTGAAGATGTACCAGCAGGTACTAAAAGTCCTTTTAAACCACCTACTAAACCTCTTGTAGAAGCATCATTAAGATATTTCCAGTCAGTTTTGTAAAAGTCATAAGAACCTCTTCTAAATCCAGTAAAACCTAAATTAAGTGCCATGTCAGCTGAGTTTTCAAATACACCGTAATTTACACCACCAGTTACATGCGGGTTTAACCCTGCAAGTAAATCGTCAACGTATAGATTAGCGTCTCTATCTAAGAATAACATGTTTTCTTCAATTGAACCTTGCTTGTCTAATTCTTTTAATAATAAATCATACTCAGCAAGTTTGTCAACAGCAGGAGTTGCAGCATCAAATTGATTTGTTGCTACCATACCTCTGCTTGCAATTGCAGATAATAAACCTTCAGATCCTTCAGGAACGTCTGCCGCAGCATTTGCGTGAGACTTTTCTGCTTCAATCATAGTCATTTCTAAATAGTCTTCGTATCTTACTCTAGTGTCTCCTTCAGATTTCATGTACCATAAGTAACCAGCTTGTCCAGCTTCTCCACTTACTTCAACCCACCCAATTTGAGCAGTATCAGAACCAGAAACTTCAAAGTGATCTTTGATAATCATTGGCTTGTTAGAGAAAGATTTGAACGTTGGCTCTACAGATTCAGTCATACTGTCAGTACCTCTACCGAATTCAGAACCATAAACAAAGAATTTAATATCAGCTGCACTTGCAGTACTAACACCAGTTAAGTCGTCCATGTGCTCTGCACCGTAAGGTCTAATTGTTAAAGTAGATGTTGAAGCTTCAATACCTGCTGTAACAAATCCTTTAAATACAACAGTACCGATTACACATACAACTGTAGCTCCTTTTCTTACTGCGTGAGCTTCTGTTGCACCTGAATCAATACCTACAATTGTGCTAATAACACTAGTACCAGTGTTAACTTTAGCGGTATATGCTAGGTGTAATCTACCTTGCTCAGACCAAATAACTTGATCAGAAGCCATAGGCATCTCTGCACCTACCATTCTCAAAAATGAAGAAACAGATCTGTTACCATATCTTTCAACTTCTTGAGCATACAGTTCAGGTAAATACTGTTGTGTCCAGTTATCACCACCTGTATGAAAATTTAAATAGTTGCTCTGTAGCGTCATTTTTTGAGCTGCAGGAGTAACTATACTGCCGGCCACTGGGCCAGCAAATGAAACGTTTGTTGCCATTTTGTTTTAATTTTTAATAGTTTTTTAATTTTAGTTTAAGTCCAGACAAATCATCTCCGCTAATAACTCTTGCTTTCATTCCACCAATTTCAACCTCTTGGTGCGATGACCGTGGATCCATATTGATGTTTTTTGCAGTTTTAACAGACTCTTTAATAGCGTCTGATTTTCCCTGCTCATAAAAGTGTTGAGCAATAGCGTCGGAATTCATCGCGGTAAATAAAGCTTTGTGATAACCAGAAGCATCAGCCATCTTATTTTCTTTATCTAAGAACTTCTTAGTAAAGTTATTAATGTCGCCCTGGGTTTCCTTAACCTCATTTACATTCTTCACATTAAACCTAAATCTCTTTTCTCCTACGTTGTATTCAAAACCTTTGAACTTATCGCTAAAAAGTGAATCAGTTTTATTGTTAAACACATCTCTCTGAGATTGTGTTATTTTTTTATTAGCCTCAGACTGTTCGTTATATCTATCGAAAAAGTCCATGGCTTTTTGGGCGTCAGGTGTTAACCTTGAACCCCCTTTAATTTCTTTATAATAGTTGTCTTTTAATTGATTTAAATGATTTTTTGCTTCAGCAACCTCTTCTTTAAAAGATAATTCTTTTCTTTTAATGTCTTTAGGGTCATCCACTTCTTTATCATAAGAAAATTTATCATCAATTAAAAACATAACTTCTTCAGCAGTTAAATGAGGTTTTGTTTGGGTATAATATTCATGGAGTAAATCCATCTGCCCAAATTCATTATAATCCTTATTTAATGCTACATAATCTTCAAGAGTACCACCTGTTTCATTCATAAACTTAACTAGTTCTTGAATATTTTCAGGATAATCTACTTGCTCTTGTGTTTTTGTTTCCGATAATACTTCTTCTTGTTGCGGTGTGGAGGTGGTACCCTCAAGGCTTTCCACCACTCCTGTATCGTTAGTTGTATCTTCTTCATTTGTAATTTCTTCTAACGCAGCAACTTCAACGACTTCCTCTGGAGCTTGTTCAATAGGTTCCTCTTTAATAGGTTTTTCTTGAATAACTTCTTCTTGAACATTTTCCTCCGTTTTTAATTCTTCAGTCGTGGCTTCTTTAGCTACAACTTCTTCTTGATTAACTGGTGGTTTAGTTAAATCCACCTTGTACATATCAGATTCTACGTCGAATCCGGTATTTTTTTGTACTACTTCTTCTTTTTCAGCTATAGACTTTTCTTCAATGTCTAAGGCTTTTGCTTTTGTTACTTCTGCCATAATATAATATTATATAATTAATTAATAATTACTTAGGATCAAATGCCCCTAAGTCGAAATCACCGCTCATAATATCATTCCCTCCAGATTCAAAACTTTTTGGAGGTAAATTATTTTTACGCTGATTTATAAGCTCGCTTTGTTGGCTAGCTTGTATTTTTGTTCGTTCGTCTTTACGATCTTCTTTTTCTTTTACTTTTTGTTTTTCAACATCATTTTTAGCTCCATGTAATTGCATATTCATTTGGAACTCTAACCCCATCAATTCTTTTTTCAATGCTGCTTCCGCTTGCAATTTCTGCATTTCAATTTGCCCTTTAGCTTGTTCTAACTGTATTTTACTTTGAGTTAAAGCTTGTTGTTTTTGAACTTCTGCTTGTGCTGCTACTTGTTGAGCCTGTGCATTTGCCTGCGCTTGTGCTTGAATATTCGCTTGATTTTTTTGCATATCCTCTTGCGCTTTCTTTTTCCTTCTAAGCTTTAACAATTGATTTGCTAATTTAACATTCTTTATCATTCTAATATCAATAGCATCCTCAAGATGAATATTATTTTGTGCAATAGCAACCTGTATATTATTTTCTAATAATTGCTTTTCTTCTTCATCTGGTTCTAATTCTAAAAATATACCAAAATCATGTAAATGTAATTCTGACATTTCTTCCAATGTTGCAACATTATGGGCACCGATAGCTTGAACAAAAGCGTTCGCTGTTGGAGAATACTCTAAAACATCAGATATTCTTAATGATATTTTTTCAGCCGTTT